GTGCTTGGTAATAAAAAGATAAGAAACGAAGAAGAAGAGCAAACCCCACAAAACCGACAAAAAACTGGAGGTAAATCAATAAGAAAAACAAAAAACAACAAGAAAAATAAACGACGACAAACGAAGAAGAAGGCAAAAAGACGAATTACTAAAAAACGACGTATGGTTAAGAGACACAGTAAGAGACAGACAAATAAAAAACACTAATAGGTTTGGCTGTTATGTACGTAGTTATGACACAGAAGCGTTTTGGCTCTTAGCTACGCATAACTTTTCTTACTACGTTATAAAAAGTGGAAATACGTAAAATAGATTATTTATTAATATATTTTACAAATAGAAATACCAATGCAACAATTTGAGTTTTTAAAAAAAGCGCTGGATCCAAGTAATCTGCAAAATCAAAACGACAAGAAGAAAAAGATGGATTCGTTACACGAGGTATTCACGCTCCCAATCAAGTATAATGAAAAGGTCAAGAAGTTGAATGAGAACATTATCACGGATTTAGAACTAGTAAAGACAATTGATAAAGAAGAGAAGCCAATTTACGACTACGTGTTCAAACCAACTAACACACTTGGTTCCAAAGTTTTAGAAGAAGTGCCCAAGTTTTACACCACCGATACTGAGTACTTAAAAGAGACCCAAACACTCGTCAAGAATTTCAAAAGTGCCGATATTAAGGCAATCTCGGAAAAAAAGAGTTTCACTAATTCCGACATAGAAGACACGGTTAAGGCCTGGGAGGAAATCAAAGGTGAAACCGGATTTCATTCCAAGTATCTCTATTTTGACTGGGCATTTGGTGAGTTCATTAATAACAATCCCAAGTTCCTACAGCTAATGAGTATTTATAATATTGCATCCCCAATACTATCGCTATGTCTGCCTATTTTCATTCTGATTGTACCGTTTTTCATTATTAAAATCAAGGGAATAGAGTTGAATATTAAGGAATATGTCGATGTTCTTAAATCATTGGCATCCAAGCACGCAATAGTAAAGGTATTTACGAATTTTAATGACGTGGATATAGGTCAAAAAATATATTTGTTAGTATCTGCTGCATTCTATGTGTTCTCCATCTATCAAAATATAATGGTCTGCATCCGGTTCTATTCAAATATGAAGAAGATTCATGACTATCTCCACAAATTTAGGAGTTACTTGAATTATACAATTGACTCTATGAATTATCACTTGTCTTTGTCGAAGGAACTAACAAAATACAGCAAGTTCAATGATACATTAAGTAATAAAATCGAGGTTCTATCAAAGTTCAAGAGTGAAATCGAGAACATTACGCCATTCAAAGTATCGATTCCCAAATTTATGCAAATTGGTCACATTATGTGGTCATTTTACCAATTGTATAACAATGACGAATACCACGACGCTATGTTGTATTCATTCGGATTCAATGGTTATATGAATTTGCTTCAGGGTATTAAGGAGAATGTTGATACTAACAAAATGACATCGGTCACTCTAATTAAGGGACAGACGAAGCCAGTTTTAAAACAGATGTATTATCCCAAGTTCATTGATGAAGCCAAAATTGTGAAAAACAATTGTGATTTGAGCAAGAATATGGTGATTACGGGTCCCAATGCATCGGGTAAAACGACTACACTTAAGACCGCACTAATTAATATTATCCTTTCGCAGCATATCGGATTCGGCTGTTATGACAAGTGTAAATTGGAGCCGTTTGATAATATTCACTGTTACCTTAATATCCCAGACACATCAGGACGAGACAGTTTGTTCCAAGCCGAGGCACGGCGCTGCAAAGAGATAATTGATTGCATTGAAGAGGGTGAGAAAGATGATGAAAGGCACTTTGCAATTTTTGATGAGTTATATTCGGGAACAAATCCTGAGGAGGCTGTTGTAAGCGCACAGGCATTTATGGACTTCATTGTCAAGAATGATAATGTCACGTGTATGCTAACAACCCATTATGTTAAGTTGTGCAAGAAGTTGGCAAAGAACAAGAAAATTGAGAATTTCAATATGAAAACAGTAAAAAAAAACGACAATTTTAGTTATACGTATGAATTAGAGAAAGGCATATCAAAGGTTAAGGGTGGTCATAAGGTACTGAGTGATATGGCGTATCCTAAGGAGATATTGGAGCAAACTTCGGGACATTATCTTAATTAAAAGAAAAATTAAATAGCAAATATTCGTTCTCTTAATAAATAAAATATATTCATCCTTTTTAATAATGGTTCTATCGGAGATTTTAAGTACATCATTTTTATTTAGCATTGCAATTGTTATAATTTTAGTAGGAGGCTTATTTGCATATTTTAATCACAGACTTGGGGCACAAAATCATAAAATTTCATCAATGATGGGATTAGTTTCAACGATGGCCGAAGAAATGCAATACTTTAGAAGTAAATTAAGTGGTAGAGTGGTTCAAGAGGAAGAAAATTGTTGCAAAATGCCTGATGCTGATCTAATCCATATTGTCCCGCAATTTATGGGAGGAAGTAAAGAATCCTTGATTGAGGTATCTGATGAAGAAGATTCGGAAGACGATTTAAGCGAAGCTAGTGATTCAGAGTCAGAGTCAGAGTCAGATGATGATGATTTAAGCGAGTCAGACGAAGAGTCAGACGATGAATCAGATGATGAAGAACAAGATTCCAAGGTGAAAAGCATATGCATTGATTTAGGAAACGAAATTGACATTAATATTGGAGATGAAATGGGGGATGAAATTGAACAAGAAGATACTATAACCATTAGTGAAATTGGAAACACAAAGACTATCAATTTGACTGAAGATATTTCTTCTTTTGAAATTACTAGCAAATCTTTAGAGAATATTAATGATATTGATATTTCAATTAAATTAACTAATGACTATGCTGAGAAAGACAAAGTTGATTACAAGAAGATGTCATTGAATAAATTAAGAGAGGTTGTTGTTGAAAAGGGGGTAGTTGTTGACGCCTCAAAATTGAAAAAGAATGATATTCTCAAAATGTTAGGCGCCGAGCAATAAATAGCAGTATATTTTTTCTAACAATAGTATAATATGAATAACAATACGGATAATAGTTGGACCAAACAATATTCGGGCTCAAATAATACATATTATACAATGCCTCCTTTAATGTGTGACGGACGCAATTACTCATCTTGGCAACCGGAATCACTTGTTAATGATAAGATAAAACAGGACGCTGGTATCAATTCAAATTGGAAATACAGACAATACTTGCAGAATAATGCCAATACCATTATGAAATATAATACGATGGAGACAATTCAATCTTCTGGAAATAACCCATATGCTGTTGATAATAAAGTGCCTAGTGCAAATGTGCCTTACCTATTCTCGTCTACACACGACACAAGCAGCCCTGCGTTTGGATTAAACGCTACTGATTTGAAGCAAGATTATATGACTAAGCAACGTAATAGTGCACAAATGTTCTCAGCATCAATTCCTACGAATTGGGGTTAATTATACTACAATAAAATAAATAATGATTTTGTTGAAAACCAATATAATAATAAGTTTTTATAATTTAGTATTATAATATGAAAATACTGAGCATTGATGTTGGCATAAGAAACCTCTCATTTTGTCTGTTTACTATGGACAATGCAGACAAAAATACACTGAGTGTTTTAAAATGGGACAATATCGACCTAACTGAAAAGACAAATAATCGGTGTATTTTTGTTAGTGAAAAGGATAATGAAGGTCTCTGCGATAAGCCTGCCAAATTTGTCAAGGAAGGTAAATGTTATTGCTTGAAACATTCTAAAAAACTTAATTTCTTACAGCCAGCATCAGATTTAGCGCTGCCATTTCTAAACAAACAGAAGGTCCAAAGCCTTATTGAAATAGCAGACAAATATAAAATAAAATATGAGACACCGTATAAAAAGGCTGGGTTAATTGCTCAACTAACAGAATTTGCACAGACGCATTGTTTTTCAAAAATAGACAAGGTGAATGCATCAAAGATTGATTTGGTTACAATTGGACGTAATATTGAACATAAATTTGGCGAAATATTGGGCGACCATTTGCCGACCATTGAGACCATTATTATTGAAAACCAGATTGGTCCGATTGCCAACAAGATGAAGACCATACAAGGTATGTTGGCGCAGTATTTCATAATGAAAAACAATAATATTTCTGTTGATTTTATCAGTGCAACTAACAAATTGAAAGATTTTATGCCTGTAAGTACAGAGAATTCGTTAAAACCTTTAAAACCTGAGAAAATGGACTACAAACAGCGCA